ACAGTAGCAAAAGGTGCCGCATCAGCGGCGGCCGCTAACGGTGCTGGTTTAACAGTTGATGGTGCCGCGGCAACTATCTTGTATGTTTCTGCAACTGACACTTGGGACTTTAACAAAGACGTTAAAGGAACATTTATTGGTGATTTAACTGGTGATGTTGTTGGTGATTTAACTGGTGATGTAACTGGTACAGTTTCAGACATTAGTAATCATGACACAGATGCTTTATCTGAAGGTACAGCTAACTTGTACTACACAGATGGTAGATCAAGAGCCGCTATTAGTGTAAACTCAACTGAACTAGGTTATGACAACTCAACAGGTGTTATAACATATACTCAAGGTAATACTGATGGTGTTGCTGAAGGTTCAACTAACTTGTACTTCTCAGATGCTAGAGCAAGAGGTGCAATTAGTGTATCAGGCGATATGACCTACAATTCTACAACAGGCGTTATTGGTTTTGCATTAGCAGATCATACAACAACTGACTTAGCTGAAGGTGATAACAAGTATTACACAGATGCAAGAGCAAGAGCTTCTATTTCCGTTACAGGTGATTTAGCTTATGTAGCAGGAACAGGTGTTATTTCTTACTCAACACCAGACACAGACGGAGTTACAGAAGGAACAACTAACCTTTACTACACAGATGCTCGTGTTAGAGCGGCTATTAGTGGTAGTGGTGACATTGTGTATGATAGTGCAACAGGTGACTTTGCATACTCAACTCCAGATACTGACGGTGTAGACGAAGGAACAACTAACCTTTATCATACAACTGCTAGAGCAAGAGCAACAATAAGTGCAAGTGATGACTTAACTTATGATAGTGCAACTGGTGTCATGACATTTAAGATGTCTGATCATGATACTGATGATTTATCTGAAGGTACAGCTAACTTGTACTACACAGATGCAAGAGTACATAGTGCGATTTCATTAACATCAGATGATCAGGATATTATGTCTTATGATAACGCAGGTGGATTCACATTTGCTATCGGCAACATGGATACTGATGATGTTACTGAAGGTACATCAAATCTATACTTTACAACTGGTAGAGCGAGAGCTTCTGTAAGTGCTGGTAGTAACATTAGCTATGATAGTGCAACTGGTGTTATTTCAACATTAGCCGCAGTTCAGAGTGTTAATGGTGCAACTGGTGTTGTTGTTATTGGAACTGATGACGTAGATGAGGGATCAAGCAATCTTTACTATACAGATGCAAGAGCCCAAGCCTCTATTACAATGGTTTCTGATGATACAACAATTCTAAGTTATGCTTCAGGTACTGGAACAATAACATATGTAACTCCGGATACAGATGCTATTAATGAAGGTTCTGTTAACGAATACTTTACCAATGCAAGAGCTGATGCTCGTATTGCCGCGGCAAGTATTGATGACTTATCAGATGTTGATACAGGTTCTCCCGCTGACGGTGCCGCTCTTGTTTGGAGTTCATCAGGTCAGAAGTATGTAACAACCGACTTATCAACTACAACTACAGCCGCTAACTTTACAGCTAACGGTACTGATACAGACTTTGACTTAACCAGTGTTGTAGTCGACTCAATCGAAAATACCACCGTGTTTATTAACGGTATTTTCCAAGCACCAACATATTCATACACTATTTCAAATGATGGTACTGATACTACTATTTCCTTTGATGCCGCTCCAGAAGCTAACGACATTATTACAGTTCGTTATATTTTAGGTGGAACATTGAATACTGATGGTATACTTAACGAAAGCTCAACAATTGATGGTGGTACTTACTAATCATTAATTAGAGTTAGATTTACTGAATAAGGGGCTTTATGCCCCTTATTCTTTGACACAATTATATAGAAAAGACATAAATACCTTGTATACTATTACTCAAAGGATAAATGCATGCCACTTTTTAGAGGTCAACTAAAGCACATTAGGGGTTTAACAGACTATAAAGATAGCGTTCTTGTAGCCTCAACAAATAATGTTGGAGTAACATCAACTATATCTTCTGTTGATGGAGTTACTTTATCTGAAGGAGATAGAATACTTCTAGTAGGACAAACTACTACAACAGAAAATGGCATCTATGCAAGTCAATCTAACGGAACAATAGCAAGAGCATTTGATGCAGATAGTACTGAAGAGTTTTCTTCTGGTATGACTGTTTATGTTGAACAAGGAACTAGTAATGGCAAGAGCACTTGGCTCTTGATAACAACTGGAGAGATTGTTTTAGGTACAACCTCTCTTCAATTCCAAAAGCAATCGCAGATATATGATTCTCTTGAAGGAACATATGGCGGAGCATCAAAATCTTTAACTTTAGGAATACAAAAAAACGGAGTTATTACTACTGTAACTGAAAATACATTAGATTCAGATAATGTAACTGAAGGATCATCAAATCTTTATCATACAACTGCAAGAACTAGAAGTTCAATATCAGCCTCTGGTGGTAATTTAAGTTATAATTCATCAACTGGTGCTATGTCATTTAGCTCTGCAAGTTTAACTCCAGGTACAGGTATTTCTGGAGATAATTTTGACACTTCAACAAACAGAACATTTGCTATTGATACATCAGTAATACCGACATTAAGTTCTGGTGTTTCTGTCTTTACAAATGATGCCGGATACATTACAGGTTATACTGTTACTGAAAGTGATGTTACAACTCATCAAGCGGCTTTAAGTATAACCGAAAGCCAAATTAGTGATTTATCAAGTTATATTACAGCTAGTTCAACAGACACATTAACTAATAAAACGATTGGTGCGTCAACAATTTCAGGAAACTTAATTCCAGATACAACAGAAACATACGACCTTGGATCGTCAACTTATAGATTTAATGACCTTTATCTAGCAGGTAGTACTATTGACTTAGGCGGTGCTAAACTAACAAATGATGGTAGTGATAACCTTGATATTAAAGATAGTTCAGGTAATAGAAAAATACTTAGAGCAAGTGCTATTGAATTGGTAGATAGCTCCGGTAAAAAAATTAAAATTGAACGAGACGCCACTTCAGGTAAAATGAAATCACGTAAATTTGATTCAAGTGGTAATGCAGAAGCAGATGGAGATGACGTTAACGAAATATCAGAAGACAAAACACCACAACTAGGCGGTACATTAGATGCTAATGGAAATTATATTGATATGGGTTCAAACAACATCACAGATACAAAAGTTGGCCAATGGGATACCTCATACGGCTGGGGAGACCATGCAAGTTCAAATTATCTAACAGATTATACTGTTACGGAATCAGATGTTACTGGACACCAATCAGCACTAAGCATAACTGAATCACAAATTAGTGATCTAGACGATTACCTCCCAATAACTTTATCAACAGTGGTTGATTCGCGAGCCGACATTGATTCAATCTCTCAAATACGTTTTATTTTAGACGAAACTACTTCTGGTTCGCAAGGTAATATATCAAATACATCAAGTTATAATATTGCTTTGTCTGTTACCAATTCCTTTATAGGATACGATACCTCAGGAATATTTTATTTAAGCGACAGCAATCGTGGAACATACGAAGACATAATTCTAAGGACAAATGGAGTAGGTACCAGCGCCAACGGTTTTGCTAATCCGTCAGGTGCCACTAGTATATTTGGTTTTAGAGGTAACTCAGCTACCACTGGCAATAGATCCCTTACAACTGCAAGTATTAATACATCAAGTTATACAAAACTTGGTTTTGACATAATCCAAGGTACTGGCAGTAACGGTGGTGAAGGTACTGACAGTGGTGATGATTTTAAAATCTACTATAGTACTAACAGTGGCTCAAGTTACACACTTATGCAAACATACTATGGAAGTCCAAGAACATATTCCTCCTGGACTACTGTATCAATTGCTTTACCATCAGGCGCTATAGGAAGTAGTGTTAAATTTAAATTTGAAAACATTCATACTGCTAGTGGAGACTTTGATCATTGGGCTATTAGTAAAGTTAATTTCAACACTACAGAAACTACTGTTCCATACTTTCGATTAGATGTAGGAAGTGGAACAGTTATAGATTCTCTTGAAAATAGTACAACTTTTACAGGCAGTTTAGTTGGTAATGTAACTGGTAATGTAACTGGTAATGTTGCAGGCAACCAGTCAGGTGGTTCGGTTAGTGCAACTTCGGGTTCCTTTAGTAGTAATTTACAAAGTAATGGTAATTTTTATGCTAATGGATCATATACCTATCTAGCAAATAATACTAACGATAGAGTTTATATAAGAACTCCGCTATTTTATTTCAACAATGTCTTAATTACAGCCACAGGAACTGAACTTAATTATGTAGATGGTGTTACAAGTAATATTCAAACACAACTTAATACCAAAGCATCTCTTACTGGTACAGAAACCTTGGATAACAAGAGCATAGACGGTGGTTCTTTCTAATAATTTATATTATTATTAGCTCTAATAAAACACACAAATAGAAGAAATTGTATAAATAACAACGGAACACAAAAAATGAGAGCCGACCTCTCATTGTGCTTATATAACCCGGGAGTATATACTCAATGGCAAATACCATTATTTTAAAAAGATCCGCAACACAAGGCAACACCCCTACTACCTCACAACTTGAGCTTGGTGAAGTAGCAATCAACACATATGACGGTAAAGTTTACATTAAAAAATCTGTCTCTGGTTCAGCCAGTATTGTTGAGGTTGGTCCTGTTGTTAGTGTTAACGGTTCTACAGGAGCAGTAACAATTGGAACAGATGAAACTGCAGAAGGTTCAACTAACCTTTATTACACAGATGCGAGAGCAAGAGCGGCAATTTCCGCAGGAACTGGCATCACATACAATTCAACATCAGGTGAGATTCAAACAGCTCAAGATATAACAACTGCAGGATCACCATCATTTGCTGGTTTAACATTAACTGGCAATGCAGAAACACTAAGTCTTATCCCAGCCTCAGACAACGTATACAGTTTAGGCTCGGCTACTAAAGCATATGCTGACATTTATGTTGGTCCAGGATCGCTTTACATTAACGGTAAGAAAGCAATCGAAGACGATTCAGATACAATGACGTTTTCTACAGATACAGACCAAGATTTAAGAATGAATACATCAGGTTCTGGTTCTGTTGAATTACTTGCAAGTGGAACAGGTAGCATTCAGGCTATGGGAACACTTTCAATACAAACATCAAAGAGAATTGTTGACTCAGCAGGAGTTAATGTTGAATTTGGTAATCCAGTTCACATGAATTCTAATAAAATTACTAACTTAGCAGAACCTACAGCTAGTACAGATGGTGCAACTAAGAATTATGTTGATACAGCAATTACTAACTTAGTAGATGCTTCACCAACTACACTTGATACATTGAACGAGTTAGCCGCGGCACTTGGTGACGATGCAAACTTTTCAACAACAATTACTACTTCAATTGCAACTAAGTTAAACTCAGCAGACTATACTGCCTCTGATGTTTTAACTAAAATTAAAACAGTTGATGGAGCCGCATCTGGTTTAGATGCTGACATCTTAGATGGTCAACAAGGTTCTTACTACTTAGATGGTAATAACATGATTAACATGCCAGCAACTGGTGTTACATCTGTTTCAACTGGAAACGGTTTAAGCGGTGGAGACATTACAGGAACAGGTACTTTAACAATGTCTGGATCTTACTCAGGAACATTTAGTGTTACTGGTGAAATTAAGGCAACTGGTGAAGTAACAGCTTACTTCTCAGATGAAAGACTTAAAAAAGATATCGTACCAATTGACGGAGCACTTAAAGGTGTTATGGCAATGGGTGGTTATAACTATAAAGCAAACGGTTTAGCTAAAGAACTTGGCGTTGAAAGAACTGACAATCAAATTGGACTTCTAGCACAAGAAGTTGAAGCACAATTTCCTGAGTTAGTTACAGAGTCTGCTTTAGAAGGTTATAAGACAATTAGATATGACAAGATGGTTACAGTTTTAGTTGAAGCAATGAAAGAGCAACAAGCAATGATTGAACAACTACAAGCTGATGTGAAGAAGACTTTACATTGATTTTTAAACTAATAGGAGTATAAGATATGGCAAACGCCTTTCCAGCTACTGGGTCTACAAAATCAATGGGTCGTATCAGAAGAGGATTTGTTGCTTCTGGTAGTCACTATGCAACTGGAGGCTTCACATTAAGAGGTACTTTAGGAGGCTACTTAGGTATTACTAGTGGCGCGGTATCAATTAGTTCAACATTTGGAGGTTACTACTCACCAAATTCAACTGATGATTCTGACAACTAGGCTTTAACACAGACCCTAATATAGAGTCACCGAAAGGAGCAGAAATGCTCCTTTCTTTATGGCTAGAACACCACATAAAAAGTTAGATATATAGTAACGAGTCAAAAGGAGGCACCATGACAAAGTCAGTAGAAGAAATTATGAATGCGGTGTATAATATACAATCTGGTACCCCATTTAGAACAAGTTTTGAGAGAGAAAATTTTGTTTATAATGAAGCAGAAGGTCCTAGATTAGTACTAATTTTATGTCAAGACCTTACTCAGCTTTCTAACCATCATGAAACAGCATGTCAATCGGAATGGGAAAAAGAAGCAGTAGTTAAAGAAATGAATATTGTACAAGAGAAGTTAAACGAAGTGATGGAAGAGCTTGGTATAACTAATCCAGAAGAGTTTAATAATGCATTAGAAGAAGCAGAACCAGAGTATTGGTCAGAGACATTATCAAGACGTGCGGCAGTTGAAGCATTATCAAACAAACAAAGTACTGCTAATATGAGTGATATGTTAAACTTACCACTTGAAGTATATGAACAAACAATTATGAAAACGCAAACGTACCTCAATGTAGTTAATAAAACAACCAGGGTAGCAGAACGTACAGCAAATAGAAGAGCACAGGACGAAGACGAAGAATAGAATGTTCGGTAAGAATCTAAAAGCCGTGCCTGTAACCAGTAAAGGAAGTCATATTGCTATATGTATTCCAACTAATGGACTTTTACATTCTGAATTCGCATTTTTTCTAATTGACGCAATACGTTATACGGAAAGACAAGGATACATAGTCGACATACTTATGGATCTTGGAACAGTATTAAGTAGTCAGAGGCAATTCTTAGCTAGGCGAGCTATCAATGATCATAATGCAGATTATATTATGTGGTTTGATAGTGATATGACATTTCCAGAAGATACGATTGTTAATTTATTAGAAAGAAATAAAGATGTAGTTTGTGCAACATATTCTAAAAGAGTAGAGCCCTTTCATGCAACTGCCTTTGAAGAAATTAATCCTGTTGTCCCAGTTGAAATGAGCGGTAGTTTAAAAAAAGTAAAGTATGCTGGAATGGGCTGTATGTTAGTTAAAGCAGATGTATATGCGTCAATTGACGCTCCGTGGTTTCCTTTAACATGGCATGAACAAACAGATAGCTGGCATGGAGAAGATATGGGATTTTGTACAAAAGCTATTGAAGCCGGTTATGATATCTGGTGTGATATTGATCTTAGTGTTAACATTGGTCATTTAGGTCAACGAGAATTTTTGTTGAGTCGGGAAGACTAGAAAAGAATCCACACCATCTATGCAACTTTTTTAAGTTAATCCCAGCACTAATATGAAATTCTGGTAGAGAAACATTATTAACAACATTCCTCATTAATACACCATCAATGACTGTACTTTTTACAAGTTTAGCCTTTAGGTTAGTATCTTCGCATATAATTTGTATAATTGGATGGTTCCAGTTTTCGTCAAATATAATCTTTCTGGCTTCTAAGTACCAACGTTCTGTGTAGCAAATATTATCTTTATATAACTTGTTTAACAGAGGATTATTCAATCTTTCTTCGTTACACAATGTAAATTGCATCTGTTTATGGGGACCACTGTAAAACTCAGCTGGAATTTTATCTTTAACTAATTTTAAACTCATCACTTAGTATACTCTTTAACGTTTCTTTAAATGCTCTGCTCTTGAACATTTTTCCTGTATTATAATGGAGTGGTGACGGCCATGAATTTAGTTTAACCCAACAGTATCCAGCACTCTCGTTGTTTAATATAGGATTAAATTCTTCCTCGCATAAAACAGCATAACTTACATGCCTAAAATGTCGATTTCTTGTTGTGAATGTATAGATATGACTGATACCAATAGTATCAGGAACTCCTGGATGTCCGAGTTCTTCGACTAGCTCTCTTTTAAGTCCTTCTAAGTCGCCTTCGTTGCCTATGAGTTTTCCTCCCCATAACCCCCAACACATACTATGACGCTCTTCTTCACTTCTTAATTGCATCATCGCTCTTTGTGTTTTCTGACATATAATTAATGCTCCTACTGCTCTTAACATGATAAAACTAGTTAACTATCCTCCAATAACCTTGTTCAAATATTCCTTCTATTGCTATTACCCAAGTTTCTCCGTCGTAATACAACTTCTCACCTGAGTTAGCATTAGTAGTATACCCTATTGTGTTTACCGCCGTTGAGTCGAAACTGACTACCCAATCTGTACCATTATATTCAATAATATCGTCTTCTCCTGCTTCTAATAATCCCCACGGACCTCCATCAAATGGGACAATATTATTAACTAGTAGATATCTCTGACCGGTTGCTTCTGCTGGTAAATTTCCAACTCCGGGTTGTGATTTCTGTGGATTAATAATACCATTGATAGAAGTAATTGTATCATTTGGCAATGTATCTTGATTCAATGTAAAAGCAATTAGATTTTCGTTGCCACTTACAATAGCATCACATATTAATATAACTTCGTCGGCTTCGTCTGCAAAAGCTGAACTTGGACCTATTCTTAATCTAATTTCTGTAATACCCGGTTTGAATCCACCATGCAAATTAAAATGGGTTGTCCAATTTAATAAATCTGTACCTTGTGTTCTATCAATATTAGTATTATCATTATTTAATAATTCAATATTATCTGAATTTACTTTAATATGTCTATTTTCAAAAGTAAGCCATTGTCTTTGTGTATTTCCGTTAAAATTAATATTTAAACTTTCAATACTTACATTATCAATATCTTCATATGCAGATTGTAATATACTATGAATAAGAACTTGTCTTTTAATTTTTGCAGGTGGTGTTAAGTAGATTGGTAATTGATATATCAAACTTGAAACATCAATAATATCATCTTGTCCATTTGGAATCTGTCTTGCTGTCCATGTGGTATTGATTAACTCAACAACTCCTAAACTTGTCCAATCAAATGGATTATCACTACTTTGTAAGTTAACACTTGGATTAAAGAGCAATAGTATTTGCTCTAGTAATTGTAACTTTTGTTCTGTATTACTAGTCCATATATCAACATTAAGAGTTAGGTCATAAGGAATAGGAGATATTCTTTCTAGTGTATAAGACTCGCCAAGTTCATCTAAAAACTCATTATTATTAGAATCAAACTTCTTTTCTAATACTTGAGCTCTATCAATATGAGTTGGATTTAATCTTCTTTCCGGACTAGGAATTAATTCTGAGATATAAACAGATATAAACGGAACAGTATTGATTTTATTTTCTGAATTTTCTTTAATAATATGAGATGCCATTCTGCTAGTATCGCCATATCTAACCGGTACTAAATGAAAGTAATCTGCTCCATTGTCGTCTTTACCCATCTTAACAGAAAATCCGCCAAATACTCTCATAAATTGTACTAGCCATCTTCTTATTTGTTGATCATAAAAATATGTTTGTGCCATTATTTTTTATCCTGTTTCAATATTTGTTTTTGCATTTCCTCAAGAGTTTCATTGTTTACACATTGTATATTTAACTCTGTTATGTTTGGAAAAGCCGATCTTAAACCTTTATCTAAACCGTCTGCATATATTGTTTGGTATCCCTTGCAATCGTTAGCATTTTCAAATTTTAAAGACGTGTTTATTTTTAACTCAACCTCTTCAGATCCTGCAAACATTACTAAAGCCACTAGAAACCAAGTCATCTAATCATCCGTCCTAGGTTTTTTAAATACTTTAGATAAAGTTTGCTTTTCGCTAGTAATACCTTTTTCGTCTGCTGGATTACTAGATCTAGTTTTGTTATCATTATTAATAAATGCATTAGTTGGTGTTCTAGGTCGTAAGTCGCCTCCAAATCCTGCTTGTTCAACACTATCAAATATTCTAAGCCATTTTTTACCTATATACTGGAATAATCTATTAGGAACAAAATCACTTCTAATAAAATATTCTTGCTGGTCAGGATTGCTAGGAAAACTTAAACCAGATGAAACTAAATTCTTATCTGGTAATCCACCTACTTTAATGTCTTTTACAGGTCCGCTATCCGGATCTGCTGTTGGCTCTTTTCCTTCTTTTTCTCCAAAGAAAGATGAATCGTCCCATAAGCCTGAGTCGGGTACAAGTACCTCTGACGAAGCAATAACTGCTTCAGAAATTTCAACTTCTTTTTGGTAGGTACTTAATGCATTCTTTAAACTATCTTCATCTTCTGGATCACCAAGTATTCCTCGATATTCCTGTGCATCCATCATTGGAGATGCTTTTATTCTCCATAAATGAGGCCACCATGTAGGACCAAAACCTTCTGCGGCCCTAGATGCATCATTAATAACATAAAATTTATTAATGCTCTTTGCACCAGCATCTAACAGTAAGTCATCATTTAAGTGAGGTAATTCTATAACATCACCAGCCATAAGTTTTCTACCTAATATAGAAGCCATATCGTTTGTATGGAAAGTAATAAAAATAGTATCAGCACTAAGGAATAAACCAAACTGGCTTAAATCAAAGTCAGTATCTGCAACATTATATGTTCCTCTTAATTCGTAAATTGTAGTATCATAAACACGATCTCTATTTTCTAAAAATAGTAAATCTTGTATATCCAACTCAGATACATCACCTTTTGCTTGTAAATTTGGTTGTGCAGGATCATTTGTTTCTCCCTGCGACGCAGGTCCTAAATACTTGTGGATATAGATAGAGGTACCACCTGCATTAACAGCTTCTCGTATAATGCGGTCTTGGTAGTGATAATCCTTACCTTTATCGTTATTCCAGAGTTGAATTCTTGGCATAAATGCTCCTTAATTACATATATTGTATTTACCGTTCTTAGATTTAGGTTGACACCAAGGTAAGAATACTATATACTTACTAGTAGTTAGTTAGAAATAGGAGAACATCTATGGCTTTGCCAAAAGTAACAAAACGTAAAAAACCTCGTGCCGCTAGGCGTGTTAGCACAGGAGAGCCTAAGTTTGAAGGAATTGAATCTCTAAACGGACAAGAGTATTGTAAAACATACAGGCAGATGTCCGAGTATTATCGTTTAGACTGTAAGAGCTCTGACTATAAAGGTTGGGTTGTTGCATATTGCAAAGAACATGAAGAATTTAAAAGTAAATCAACTATAGTTAATAAAGTTCCAGATAGCAGATTTGGTCCTAGTCTGGGTTGTAGTGCTAGGTTGTTATCAAGAGGATGGCCAGACTATCATCCTGCATATGCAGAATATTGGGAAAATCTAGCAGGTACAATGGGAGAGGTTGCTCCTTTAAGTACATGGCTTGATAAAAACATAAAAGAGATAATTGAAGTTGGCGAGACAATCGTTGAGGAAAAGAAAGCGATTGAGAAAAAGAGTGCAGTTCCTAAACAAACAATACAAGATAGATTGAAAGAACAACTTGATGATCTGCTAGGTGAAATTGAAGGTGCAGTAGATGACTTTACTGAGCAAGGTAAAGCATTTGATGCATATAAATTTTTACAGTCAAATAACTTAGCGGCAAACTCTGCTCCTCAAATTGCTGAATTTTACAAGCCATTAATTGCTGAAATTGAAGAATACTTAAAAGGTGATTGCGAACAGTTAAACGAAGCATATGCTCACTTAGGAAAACGTGATGCTAAGAATTTTATTAAATTTTTGCAGTCTATTGTTGACGGAGCGAATGCATATAAGGCAATGAAAATTTCTACTAGGGCAAAACCTAAGAGAAAACCAATTCCAGCAGAACGTATTGTTAGGAAACTAAAATATCTAAAAACATATACACTAGGAGGACTTGAATTCAAGAGTGTTGATCCAAGAGATATATTGCAATGCTCTGAACTTTGGACTTATAATACAAAGACAAGAAAACTTGGTAGATTTGTTGCCGCAAAGCACGGTGATGTTGTAGTATCTCACCTAACAGTTAAGAGTACTAGTATTACAGGACATGATACTGATAAGAGTATTAGCAAAACACTTCGTAGGCCAGAAGAACAACTTACAGAATGGAAAAAGGCTAGTCGTCCTGAGTTACGGAAATTTTTAGGTAAAATTAAAGGAACAGAAGTTAAACTTCGTCCTAGGATATCAGAAGAGACGTTATTACTAAAAATTATAAAGTAGCAACCTATATGTTCTAATATAATTGCCATAAATAATACGGAGACAAAATTTATGGCAATTACTACAGAACGCAACAAAGTTATCAAATATATCGAGCTATCTCTTGGTGAAGGAATGGTTGATGTAGAATTAGACAAAGAACACTATGATATGGCTATTGATAAAGCGGTTGCCAAATACAGGCAACGTAGTACTCGTGCCGTTGAAGAAAGTTTTATGGTCTTAAAACTTAGTCCACAAGAGAGCACCTATATATTACCAAGCGAGGTAATGGAAGTTAAGCAAGTATACAGAAGAAATGCCGGTGGTATCTCTGCTAGTGCAACTGACTTTGAACCTTTTGAAGCAGGTTACTTGAATATGTATATGCTAAATGCAGGACGAGGTGGCGGACTTGCTACATTTGAATTATATATGGGTTATAGAGAGCAAATGGGCAAAATGTTTGGAGCTCATCTAATATTTAATTGGAATGAAGTAACAAAGAAAATCCATCTACATAGAAAAATTAGAAGTGATGAGGAATGTATTCTTCATATCTATAACCATAGACCAGACGAAATGTTACTAAGTGATTCACATTCCAATCCATGGTTAAAAGACTATGCTTTAGCAGTAGCAAAAATGTCTTTAGGACAAGCTCGTAGCAAATTTGGAGCCTTAGCTGGACCACAAGGTGGAGTACAGTTAAACGGTAACGACCTTATTGCACAATCTCAAGCTGAAATTGAAAAACTAGAAGCCGAACTTATTAATTACGTTGACGGCGGAACTCCTATTAGCTTTATATTTGGTTAAACAATGTTTTGACAATACAGTCAAATAATGCTATAATAAATTATTATAGTTAGGATTTACCAATATGCAATTACCCAAATTACTAGTAGTAGGACACGGAAGACACGGCAAGGATACTGTATGTGAACTGCTGGCAAAATATGGTTATACTTTTCAATCAAGTTCAAAGTTTTGCTCAGAACTGTTTATATTCAACGATACTAAAAACAAGTATGGATATAAGGACGAGGAAGAATGTTATGCTGACAGACATAACCATAGAACTGAATGGTACGAAATGATACATGATTATTGTAAGGATGACTTGGCTAAACTTGGAAGAAATTTATTTGCAAAGCATGACATATACTGCGGTCTGAGAAACAAACGTGAATATTTTGCTATGCAAAACGAAATAATTTTTGATTATGCAATATGGGTAGATAGAGCAGATCACTTAGAATTAGAAGATCCAAGTAGTATGAGTATTGAACAATGGATGTGTGATTTTACTATTGATAATAATGGATCATTAGATAGATTAGTAAAAAATGTTGATATACTTGCACAACGACGCTTAAACTTAACGTTGTCCTAGAAATCTATAAATTAACTACCCTAATAAATAGCCGGTTTTACTGGTCCTTTAGCTAAATACATCTGAGAAGGGCAGACGCCCTGTAAACTAAACTCGGAGAAAAAAATTATGGCAACTTTAGTTTCCCCAGGTGTATCGGTTTCCGTCATTGACGAATCCGCTTATGCATCGGCCGGTAATGGAACAGTTCCTGCGATTTTCATTGTAACGCGATCTAATAAATTAGCACCAGATGGAACTATTGCAGAATATACAAAATCCAAATATGCTGGTTTACCTCTAACTATCACTAGTCAGAGAGAATTAGTTCAGCTATATGGAGAACCAGAATTTACAATCGTAGATGGTACCCCAGTACACGGACATGAATTAAACGAATACGGTCTTCTAGCCGCATACTATTATTTAGGTGTTGCAAACAGAGCAATCGTAACTCGTGCAGATTTAAACGTAGAAGAAATGGAACCGTTAGATGTAGCACCAACAGGAGATCCAGTAAATGGAACTTATTGGTTTGATACAGCAAGCACTTCCTTTGGAATTTTTGAAGGTAACGGTACAGCATGGATTGCAAAAAGTGTAACACTTTTTGATGGAACACCAACAGGTGGTTCAGATGGTGATTATGCTCTTGACATTTCAGCAGATTTAAAAGAATTTTATAAAAACGAGTCAGGAGTATGGAACAAACTTACAACCGCAGATATTGCAGGTACAGTTAACATTGCTCCTCACTATAACTTTCCAACACCAACATCAGGAGATGTATGGTTTAAAACAACTTCACCAAATAGCGGATTTAGTCCAGTTATCAAAAAGTATAGCAGTTCAACTGGCTCATTTGCACAACAAATTATTGGTCCAAATTTACCAGATCAACTTGTTGCTTATGTTGATGATACTGCCGCCGCAACGGCATTTGGTACATCATTAGATGGAAACGATCTTTATATTAAGATTGCTGATCCTAGTGAAGCAAACTTTGAGGTTCGTAGATATGACGGATCTTCTTTTGCCGCTAATGTACAAGAAGTTAAAGCAACTGCTCCAGTAGGTGCTATTGTTGACGGAACACTATGGTATGACGCAGGAACCACAGCTGACGTTTACAGAAAAGCATCATCAGGATGGGAGCCAGTAGGTGCTGGTAACATTACAGTTGATACTATTGAGCCATCAGGTCCAACAACTGGAGATGTTTGGGTTGATACTAATGACCTTGTAAATTATCCTTTGCTTAAAGTATATGATGGCGCAGAATTTGTTGCTTTTGATAATGCAGATCAAACTACTCCAACCGGTGTATTGTTTGCTGACTTAACTGCTACTCCACAAGATTCAACAGGAGCAGGCGGTGTTGCTACTGCAATGGACAGCGAAGCACCAGATCCAGCTTTTTACCCTGAAGGAATGCTTCTTTTCAATACAGCAGTAAGTTCAGGTAACGTTAAAAAATGGAACGATACTGCAGGACATTTCCAAAGTGAATCAGGCAATAGAGACTCCGGTCCTAAAGCAGGATCCATGTATGCATTTGATAAAGCTCAACGTAGAGTTGTTGCTAAAAGATTGCAGGCAGTACTAACAAGCGGAGAAGAATTAAGAGAAGAAACACTTAACTTTAACTTAATTGCAACTCCAGGATATCCTGAGTGTATTGATGAAATGTTAACACTAAACATTGATCGTAAGGAAACAGCATTTATTATTGCTGATACTCCAATGAAACTTGGAACTAATACAGCAGAAGTTAATGCTTGGGCACTTGGAACCAATGCTGGTACTAACGGAGAAGACGGATTGACAACAAGAAATGCGTCAATTGGACTTTATTATCCATCAGCACTATCAACTGATTTATCAGGTAATGATGTTGCAGTTCCAGGAAGTCATGCAGTACTAAGAGCTTATGCTTATAATGACGAAGTAGCTTATCCATGGTTTGCTCCAGCTGGTTTAACCAGAGGACAGGCAAGTGGTGTTAGTAACTTTGGTGTTGTTACAGCAGAAAATGAGTTCAAGAACGTTGCATTAAACAA